GCTGCTGCTTAGGCTGGGCATTGACGATGGGTGCAGAACCTCCAGCGGCGGCGGCAGCCCCGTTTGTGATGAGGGCCTTGAGATTGGCGAGCTCACCTTCGAGTGCGGTGATCTTGGCTTTTTCCGGTGCGGTGGCATCAGTGATGCGGGCGGTGAAAGCGGCTTTCACATCGGCATCTTCGAAGTCGATGACGACGTTTTTAGCCGGTGGCTGCCATGCTTCGATGGCATTGCAGATTTCATTTTCGGTGGCGTTGTCGGCGAAGGCGATGCCGATCTTTTTGGCAAGGGCGAGGAGGGCTTTCATTTCGGAGGGTGTCAGTTGAGTTGATGTGGCGTGGGCCGTGGATGGCGCTGGGATGTCAAACAAAGCGGCAGGACGATGAGCGAATGAGGCGGTGAGACGGCTGCCTTTGAAGGCGCTGGCACTGAGGGCGACGGCATCGGTGAGCTCATCAGCGAAGCCTTGAGCGACGGCTTCTTCACCGGTGAGCCAGGTCTCGGCGTCCATCATGGCGGTGAGGTCTTCATCGCTCTTTTTGGTGCGCTCTCGATAGGCGGCGATGAGGGATCCTTTGAGCTTATCGAGCAGATCGGCGAGCTGGCGCATGTCCGAGGATTCACCCATGGCGAAGCCGCTGGGGTTGTGGATCATGAGGTAGGCATTGCGCGGCATCTCGATGCGGGTGCCGGCCATGGCGATGACGCTGGCCATGGAGCCAGCGAGGCCTTCGATGCGGACGTTGACATTACCGCGTGCTTTCAGCGCATGGTAAATGGCAAGACCGTCGAAAACTTCACCGCCGGGCGAGTGCAGTGAGAGATTGATCGGACGGCCTGCCGGGATGTTTTTGAGCTGGCCGAGGAAGTCTTTTGCGCTGATACCCCAAGCTCCGATCTCATCGTGGATGGAGATTTCAGCGGCGGGTGCATCGGCGGCGTTTCGAATGGTGAACGATGTGCGGGACATGCTGCCCGCAGGGTGTCAAAACTCACGCCATATCATCGTCTTCGGCTTCCGCTGCATCTTCAGCGGGATCTTCCGCTTGATCCATTTCGGCAAGATCACCGGCGAGGCTTTGAGGGGAGAGGGTGGTGAGCATCGAATTGCTCATCTGCGAGGTGCGTTGGCCGAGGGCGATGACGGTGGCGATGCTGGCAGGAATGCCGCGCTCTTTGGCAGCCTCAATGGCGAACTCGATAAGCTCTAATTTTTGCAGCACGGCGGCTTCTCGCGTGCGGCGGCCATCGTTGCCAGTGAGCAGCTCGACAAGATCGTCAGGGGTGATGAGGTTTTCACCCATGCGTTCCATTTGCGCCTTATGATCGCGGCCGGCATCGGCGGAGGGATCGGGATCGGTGACGAAGTCGATGACGTTCCAATCTTCAACGGTAGCATATTGGCTGAGGGCTCCACCAGGCAGCATGGCGGTGCTGATCACTTTTTCCCATACCCACTGGATGAGTGGATAGAGCTTGGAGCGGAGGCCTTCGTGGGCTCGCTTCACCTGCTCCAACATGCCACGGTATTCCGTGCCGCCGACTTTGCCGCGCATAAAGATCCATTCCGGCGGGTAACCGAACTCGAAGATGAAGGGATGCAGGAGATCTTCGAGGATTTGTTTGAAGGGAACGCCTTCGGTGGGATTGGTGAAGAAGTTGAACTGCTCGTCACTGGAGAGTGGAATGAAAATGGCACCTTCACCGATCTCGACAAAACGGCGGCCTGTATCTGTGGCGGGATTGCCTGCCTGCTCAGCGGTGAGCACTTGCTGCATGGCATTGAGCACTTTACCATCTTTGGTGGTGGTGGCTCCTAACAGGGCAGCACGCACCTTGGCGCTATGCTTGCGCAGGGCTTTGAGATCGAGCACATCAAGGAGGTCTTTGCCACTGGCAAAGATGGCCGGATCACCATGATACTGGTTGATGCGGCTGGGGTCTTTGAGGTGGAACACATTGCGATGCCCCATGGCGTTCACAGCGGAGATGTCTGTCCATTTACTGGAGCCTAAACTGCTGCCACTGTCTTGGTTGAGTCGGATTTTGACCAGCTGATCGAGTCCATTGTAAAACAGCCCCTGATAGCAGCGCTCAGCGAGGGCGTCTTTTACATCGCCATCGGTGAGCTGATCGCGTGTGAGGCTTTGCAGTTGGAAGGCACGCTTTGATTTGTCATTGAGGCTCCAAGTGAGCCCCATGGGCTCGAAGACGGGTAGAATAAAAGCCTCGCCATCACCGAGCATGGCGGATAGCCAGCCCGATTGGATTTGGTAAAACGTCTGCTCTTTGCGGAGATCGACAGCCGGTGAATCGGCCCACTTTGCAAAAAGGGCAGTGGCATCGCGCATGAAGTCGGCATTGGCGCTGATGCTCTTAGCTCCGATGCCTTTGCCGACGGCTTCGCGTGGGAGCTGGCGGCAAGCATAGCGCACCTGGGGAATGCCGTTTTCGCTTTGAAGGTAGCGGCTTATCTGGACGATATCGCGGCTTTTCTGGATGCGCTCCAGTTGCTTGTTGCTCCAAGGTTGCCATGTGGGCATGGCGCGGTAACTGCCAGAGGATGCCGGCAGGGCATTCACGATGGGCGCGGCAGCGACGGTGGAAGAGACAGTTTTAGTGCGTGAACGCTTCATGAATCAAGGACTTCAGATGGGGAGTAACCGGCGGCGAAACGAATGCCGAAAGGACGCGAGAGGGACTTGGTGATCTCGCCAGCAATTTCGCTTTCGGTTTCTTCTATGGCTCGCTGCAAGGCTAGCCTCCGCTGCTCAGGACTCGAATCGCGAAACTGCGCGGTGTGCGATGATCCCTCAAAGGCTGTGGTGGTGATCTCGGCACCGGTGCGATCTTCGGCGAGAATGAAATACTGCGCGATGAGCCATTTTTTCTGCGCGGTGAGATCCGTGCCATGCAGCATGCGCGCATGAAAACGGTAGTCTGAAACCAGATCGGAAATATCAACGGCGGGCATGACGGCCAGCCGATGTCAAAAACCGCGGCGAACGTGCGCTGCGCCGAACTGAGCTGAGGCTCAGTCGGCGAGCTGGGTGTTCTCATTCCTTCGGACGCGCCTTGGCCTTCGTGAGCCGAGCCAATGCACCTTCCTGCGTGATCTTGATCGGCGTGCGGATTTCCCGCTCTGCCTTGTCCACCCACGAGGCGGACACTTCCAGCAAATCAGCGGCCTCGGACTGCGTGAGTCCGAGGCGCTGGCGGTGGTTTTTGAGTTGTTCGGCGAAGGTCATTTAGACGATAACGTTGGTGCTGTGGATGCGCTCGCTGTCGCCGTCTTCGTAATCGGCCCACACGTCATATTGACCGCCGACGAAATCGACGTGGCCTTTGTCGCTGGCTGCCCATGCGTTGGCTTTTTCGATGGCTTCAGCCGGAATTATCGTGCCTGCGTTTTGGTGTGTGCCGTCGGCGGTGATTCCGTTGCCGTTGTAGCGGATGGTGATTTTGGAGATGGTCTTCATATTTGTGTTTGGTTCGTTGTTTCTGACTACCCCTTATGTTCGCACATTGTCCGAATGATGCAAATACTATTTTCGGACTTTGTGCGATTTATTTTCGAGGGCTTTAGACCACGGAATGAGAACCAGGCGCGGCAGACAACGGCGGGATGTTGTCTGTCGCGTGGCGGGGCGCTACTCCCGCCGTGTCTGCGCTTGGTCGTTCGGCTTGCGTTGGAGTAGCGCCTCGGCTGCCGGTTTTCTGCGTTCACAGGCCAGATCAAACCTGTCTCTCAGTTTCCCAATCACACTGGCGAGCTTATCGCGTTGGCCTCCGCTGAGCCGGTTGCATACACGGATTGAAGCATTTAACTTCCGTATCCAGCCTTGGCACCACCAGTTCAGGCGGTCGTATTCGTGCGCTTGTCGATCTGTCATAAAAGTTGTGGGTAAATCGAGCCGAACAAATCAGATGCAGACAACGGCTCGGGGCTGTCTGCACTGTAAATCTAGTCTTGCGCTCACCGTCGCCTGATGTGGGTCGTTCGCCGTCAAAACTTCACAAGACCTCCTGCGCGCAAGATCTGCGAGTGCAACATGGCGAGCTTTCCACAGTCGCCTTGGTGATCGTTGAGGATTTCTTTCCAGCGGCCGGTTTGGCGGTCTTTGGTTTGATTGGTAAAGCCCGTCAAAAGATGGGAGTCGGCATCGGTGGGGAAGATGATGCGCGGTCCGCGGCGGCGCTGGATGCGGCGGCCATACATTTCGTCTTTGAGCTCGGTGTCGGAGTAGGTGTAGAGCTCGAGCTCGGAGCGGGTGCGCGAGGCGGCGCGGGTGACGTTCCATCCGCGCTTCGCGGTGGGGTCGCCTTTGGACGGCCAGAGGAATCCGCGCGACGCTTGGCAGATGTCGTAGATCTCCTCGGTGTTCCATCCGCTATCGACGATGCCGGAGATGGGTGTGATGACGTCGTTTGTGCCAGCCAATGGGAATCTGAGGCTGCGGAGAAACTCAGGATCAAGAAGGGCTTTTTCACTGGCAAGACGGCCCCACTGGATGGCCATGAGATCGCCGTTTGGCATGAGTGCCCAGACGGCCCAGTCGGTGGCTCGCTCACCAGGATCGGCGTAGAGGCCGAGGTGGATGGGGCGAGAGGGGATGATGCCGCGCGCATAGCGCTCCGTGCCACTGCCTTCGGCTCCAGCGATGCATTTGTTCACGTGTTTGTCGCCGATTTTGAAAGCGTAGATGGACCAGGGGAGGGCGAGCCAGGAGTTGTAAAAGTTTTGCAGGCCAGTGGTGAGTAGGTCGCCTTTTTCGAGAAACTCCTTGGCCATGTCGCCAAAGCTGACTTTGGGCGCGTAGAAGGACGGGATGCGGAAACTGCGATCGCTGAGAAGCGCGTTCGGGTTGTGGTGGACAGCTTGCAGTTTGGAAAGCATGCCGGGTTTGTCGTCGTCGTGGATCTCGCAGCCGTTTTTCGGGCAGATGTAGCGGATGGTTTCGCGAACGCGTGGGATGTCCCAAGAGCCATCGGCGCGGCGGGCATCGGGGCTCCAGACGAGGGAACGGTAGTGCTCGGAAACGGCGCGCTCCTGTTCTTCCTCAAGCGTGGTTTCCATCTCATCCTCGGGGACGGTTTCACCGTTTTTGCGGATCTCGAACTCAAAGGGGAAGTAGTGCCCGCAGTGAGGGCAGGGGACGTGGAAGTGCGTCTGCGTGCCGCGCAGGTAGGTGATCCAAGCGAGGTGATTCGGCGTGTTTGGCGTGAAGTCCATCATCTGGAGCTCCAAGCCGCGGAATTCCTTGGTGCGCTCGAAGGCGAGCTTGATGGGGTGCGCTTCGGGTGCCTGGTCGCGCTCGTGGTGGACGATCTTGGCGGCCTCGCAGATGTAAACGATGCGCTGCGTGCTGCCGCTGGTGCTTGTGTCGGAGTTGATGCCCTCAAACACGATGAATCCGCCGCTCATTTGCATGGCGAGTTTGCGGAAGTTGTGCGCATCGAACGGCTTGTGGATGCGGAGGCAGTGATTGGCCTCGATGAGCGCGGCGAGACGTTTGTCGGAGATTTCGACGCGGAGCCAGTCTTCGGAGTTGCCGAGGATGAGCGTGGGGCCGGGGGCGTGCGGGATGCGGTAGGCCAGAATGAGGATGCAGCAGGTCGTTTTGCCGGTCTGCGAGCCGCCGGTG